CACCGAATCGCTCCTGCCATTCGAGATACTCTTCTCGTTCGATGTCCTGATAGGGAGCTTGTTGATACGAGTGATCGGTGTGAGGAAGGAACGAGACACCCGATGCCACATCGAAGTTATCGTATATCCACGATCCGACTTGCATCCACTCGTGTTCTTTCACAGTGATCGTCACTGACGGCTTGTGCTCACACCAGTGAGTTGCGTACGTCTTCCACAACTCTAGTTGCTCTACAGCCGACATGTCTGTGCGTGTGACAGCAGCATCAGGTGATCGCATTGCAAATGAAAACACGGTGGTTGTGTCAGGCTTGGTTACGTCCGCCTCACTGTACACCCCTTGCTCCTTGAGGAACTGTGTCAGGGGGTCTTTATTGTCAGCACGCACGGTGCGGATGTAATAGTCGTTGTGCCTAGCGTGAATGCCGCTTGCAGCGTCCACCAGTTGCGATACAGTACCCGACGGCTTTACACAAGTGATAGCAGCCGACTGTGGAATACCAAGCCTCTTTGCGTACTCCTTGTTCGTGTCGACGGCTACCTGCCGCATCTCTTCTAGCCAGCGCGGCGAGTCTACGGACTTTGAAAGAACGGAGTGATCCATGATACCAGTCAAGGACACGCCGAGCAAACGCTCGTCCTCTGTGTTGTCTTTCCATACCTTCCTCAAGTATTTAAAATCAGTCAGCGTAGACTGTAGGGTGCCCAAAATCGTAGCAAGACGTACCTTACGCTTCAACGAGTCGAGCGTGTCACTTTCTCGTACGACAACCTCTGACAAGTTACAGAACTGATACGGACGCAGGATGATCTCACTACATGGGTTCGTACCCCACATGTGTCCTGTTTCGCGCCGACCATTACGAGCAACCTGCTTGTCAGCGGCCTCACGATTGAAGATGCCCCGCTCTCCTGTCTTCGAGTCGTACAGGGCTAACCACTCACGCATGAATATACCTATCTCCGGTTTACCCTTGTAGGCTACGGAGTTGTTGGCAAGACCGCGCTGGCCGTCACGAAAGATGCCGCGATCAGGCTCGTCATACCACTCACCTGTCTTAGCGTGACGCATCTGTTCATCACCTAAATTCGAAAGAGAGATCAAGGCAGAGCGACGTACACCACCTACCACAACAACTTCGCCTACCTTACACATCAAGTCGTGACACTCGATAGGAAAGAGGCGACGACCTTTCGCCTTTTTAAATAATTTAACGGTAAATATGAATAGGTCATTGAGGGGCTTCGGCCCGGACGCACGACCACCCATCGTCTTGAGACGCGCACCGGACGGACGTATGGCAGACAAGTCCCACTTCGGAATCTGACCAGCGTACAGCAGCGCAATCAACTCACGTAACGACTTGGCCCACCCCGGCTTCGAGTCACCGACCTTGATCACCGTGTCCGTGTCGTGCATCGTATCGCTGACAATCGGCAGCTTCTCTACATTCTCTCGTTCGACAGAGAAACCTACGCCTGTGCCACACATCAAAATGTACATGCATTCATCGAACGAACGGGGGCTGTCTACCGGGATGTAGCTGCAGTTGTAACCGCAGATATTATCCCGAGCGAGGGCCGGACCCGCAGTCATCATCGCACGCATCGACGGCATAATGTCCTGACTCAAGATAGCCTGTTCGATGTCGGACAAATCCGTGTCAGTGATTTCGTAGTTGTGTTTGCCACGAACCTGATTACGCATGTAGTTCGTGTAACGCGACACAGTCTCATCCCAGTTCTCACGACGTTGTTCATTGTCGAGCCAGCGTGCATAACGTGACTTGTGTATGAATTGCTGATACGGCGTAGGCAACATGTTATTCATCTTCTATCTCCCCTATGAGTTTATCTAAGTACCAGCGTGCCTTTTCTAGGTCTTGGACACCGTTCTTGTAACGGTAACGCCAAAGATACTTTATTATGTTTCCCTGCAGGTAGTACTGATAGCCCTCGTCTGTGGCAGCACGTATGGCGTCGATACACTCAACCCCTGCTTGATTGTAGTGTGGTGGTGAGTTCACCATGTCTGATCCAGTAAGTTCTAATCCTACCGTTTCTAATTCCGCTCTCATTCGCATGTACTCTTCGTGTCTCATTGTTGACGACCAAAGTCTACCTTGACGATGTTGTCCCCTTCCGCCTTGATTACTATCTCGTCCTCTTGACTCTTCATAGCTTTCACACCCGCGTCGAATATCGTATCGAAATCGTTGTGAAGAATATCTATGATGCCTGACATTATGACAGACCCCATCTCTTGATACTCTTCACTCTGCATAGTGTCGTACGCCGAGATGGTGAAGCCGTCTTCTGCTTCTTTCATAATGATGTACCATCTATCCGGAAGGAGAGACGCTTTTTCTAATTCATCAATCATATCAGTCATTTGTACCACTCCTCTGGTATAGACCCCTCTGCCCAGTCGAACTTATTCTTCGTAGCCCAGTCAGCATAGGTGGTTTTCGATCCCTTATAAATTTTGTTTCGGGAATTTAAGAATACAAAACGTATGTCAAGTTCAGGATATTGCTCCTTTACAAGAAGCATCTTCACTCGATCACCCTTGTCTAAGTGCCCCTTCGCTTCGATGTAGATGTTCGTCGATGGGATGAAGAAGTCGGGTGTGTATGTACGGGGCTTAGGAACATAGGTCAGCTTCGTTGACTCATATTCGTACGGGATGCCTTTGTCAGCTAACGAGCGTGCTAAGTTCAACTCGAAGTTCGAACGAAACCCGGCCTTCTTAGCCGAGCTTTGTTTCATAGACGCATTCCGACGGACGCTAGACGCTTTAGGAGATACCCTGCCAGTTTTGGTGACTGGCGTTCTAGTAAAGAGCATTCGCTTGTCAAACAAGTCAGGGGGACACATACATTAACTCCTGCATTAGCTAGTCTACTTATCTTTTGTATCTGATGTTCGACTGTTGTGATGTCACGTTTCTCCGTGTTCGGAGACATTACGCCATCCTGCGTGAAGTTATCTCGTAATGTCAACGGTAAACCCCGCTCGTGCTGACGCAAAAAAATAATCTTACGTTCTCCACCTGCGCCGATGTGGGCCTCGATGTAGACGTGATACATATCTTTGTTGAGTTCGAGAAGCTCTAGTTCGTAACCGCGCGTAAATACATAGGCCATTAAATCTCTCGTGTCTTGAGGCGAGAATACCATACCATAGGTGGTGACTTAGCCTGCGAGGTGACGCGGGGATGCACGACGGCTTTCGGCCAGCAATGTGTCTTGTAACCACACAGGCTACACTCTTTCGGCAAGACCTTATTACCTGTGCGTATCACTTCACCCTTACGCTTGTACGTTTCAAAGTCGTCGGTATATGGACGGAACATAGCGACATCCGGATCGCTAAGAAACTTTATACGTTTCTTCGCATCCGCCAAGTACTTGTTCTTATCTTCACCTGTCCAGTCGTACGTCTCGACTACGGCAACTTCCCCACTCGACTTGTTGACTACGATCCACCCACCGAAGGGCATACCCACCGCTTCAGAGTACAGGAACCCCTGCATGATGTAGCCGAAGGGATCGTCCGTCTTCATAGCCTCGTAGCCGCCGAAGCCTGTGAACTTGTTCTTGAAGGCCCAGTCACTTGCTGACTTGATATCCCACACCTTCTCGACACCCGCGCCGTCACGTATGATAACATCGAGCGTGCCGGTGATGCGATGCCCGTCGAGATCGAGTTCGACCTCTCTCTGATAGTCAACGATGTCGATACCGGCTTCGCGCATGACAAGCATCATAAGTGCCTCTGTGATGTCACCGTACAAGAAGCGCATGATGCTGTTGTACTGCATCGTCTCTTCGATGCCGTGCTTATCACAAACCTGCTGACAGAGAGGCTTACCGAGTCCGGACATGCGTATACGATACTTACGCTCTCGTCCGCCTAGCTGACTTAAAACAGCCGTCTTACAATCTTCAACAAACAAATCGACGTTAGCCGGGGAGAGTGTCGTCTCCCCCCGGATAACTTTAGTCATGTAGTCTTGAATATTAAGCAGCATCAGCATCTTTGAAGTCGGCTGCTAGATCGTAGTCTTCATCTGCAAGCTGCCTCTTAGATGCTTCAGTGTATTGCTTCATAATCATATCGTTGTGACCCTTGATGGTCTCTTCGAACTTCATCATCAGGTTCTTGTCCTCTCCGTCGAGAGGCATGGTGCCTTCGAGTGTCGGCACGGGAGTCCAGTAGACTACACTGCCCCGCTTGTTCTTGTGCGTACGCAACAAGACACGACACTGACACATCAACGTATCCTGACCTGACAGGCTCTGGATAAAGTCAGAGATAGGCTTGAAGCCCGACTTCTTGAAATACGCAACGAACGGCTCTTCAGCCAACTGGACGGGATTGCCCGTCTCGTCCTTGAAATCACCGCTGATCTTTCCGTAGATCACCTGATTACAGACGACACTACGAGAAAGCAGCACACGCGGATCACCTTCGTCGAGTGACTCTTCTTCGTCACGTGACAGGCGTCCACACTTGTTACCCCCGGTGCTGTCGGGGAATGAGGCGCGTAAGTCGTGAGTCTGGACTGACTTAGAAGCGAAACCACCCCGCCCGTCATTCATCTCCGAATCCCACACGCTATACTCGAACCGACGCATCAATGGCTGAATCGTCACCTCTTTTGCATAGAGGGTGCGGCCATCGACCATAATCTTCCAATCCCCCCGTGTTAGCGGCTCTCCTTCATTCGTTTCCTGATCGTAGTTTATTCCTAAACGAGGTAAGCCGACACGCTCTTTCGGCGCACTGTCTGCCTGTCCCGTGAGGCGCATGATTTCCTTGAGGTCATCACTGCCGAGAATTTCTATCATGTCTGTCCCATCCATAGTCTACTCCTTTTTGGATACGTAGGGTGTATGATATATTATAGTTCTACTTCATGTAAGTCAAGCCAGTTTTTTCCCATCTTAAGTTCTATGCCAACTGGCATGTCGTACGTCAAGCCGTAACGACGCATAGTCTCAAAGGGCAGGGACAGCATCGCGTGCTTCATCAATTCGATGCACGTGTCCTGTTCATCCGGATGCACATCCATCACAATCGAGTCGTGGACGGTGTTACAAATCACACTGCGTATACCTGCATCCTTGACAGAATTGTGTAACGATACCAGTGCGATAGGCAGCAAGTCAGCCGTGGCGAACCCCTGCACTGGGTAGTTACATATCGCTGTACGATTTGTAGCCGTGCCGTATTCAGTCCAGCGTGCGTCAGGGAACGCATACTCCCGACCTGACGGAAGAGAGATGACGCGCTTCGTGACAGCCTGACGCTGTAGCTCCTCGTGCCATTCGGTCACGCCAGCATACTTGTCCTTAAACGCAGCGTAGTACCTTTTCTGATCTTCAGTGCCGGACGTGCCGCCGTACAAGGGCTTGAACGTGTGAGCCTTCGCCTCTTGTCGCGTGCAGCCGATCACTGATGCTGTGTAGTTGTGGACATCGACAGAGTTTTTTACGTCGGTGTAGGCTTGATCGTCCTTCGCAAGGAACCCTGCCACGCGAAACTCTAGCTGCGAGTAGTCCCCTTCAAGAATGTAACCACCACTGAAGCGACTTT